CCCCTTTGTTGTCAAGCCTTTCCCAGTGTCCGTCATCATAAATAGCCCAGGTTCCGTTGTGGTCTGCGGTGTAAACCGGTGATTCTGACACAACGCTGTAGTCTTCTTCATTTACCTGAACGAACTGTATGTGGACCGGAAGATAGTTAATGGTATAGTTAAGGTGTCCGTCCCCATCAGTGTCCCAAAGCTTGTTTCCTATGGTTCGGTCAGTAAGCCATACATTTCCATCCCAGACCTTGATGTAGTTGTACTTGGTGCCCATGTAGACCAAGTTAACTTCCGGTGGTGGGAAGTATTCACCTGTGTCTGTGTCAAATGGTAAATGAGTAAATTCACCACAATCACCAGAGGCAACAGAACGTTCACTATTTGCTTCGTCCCCCACACATACACCTGTTATAGTTCCGTCTGCAAGGGAAGTATAACCTATAACATACGGAACCCATTCAGCGTCAATCTGTAGTGAACATTCATAGGATTCACCATCAATGTTTACTTCAGTAATGACATAGTTTTCATTAATAACAAAATTAGAAGTTGACACGTTTTCCCCATTCTCCTATTGCAAAAACCTTGTAATCTCTGTCCATAAAGATAACCCAGAAACGATAATCACGGTATCTTGGGTTAAATTGATACCAACCACCATGGCCAATGCTATTAGCTGTTGTATTTTGAACCGTTGCACCTGCACTGTTCGATGTTAGTAAAATGAAATTAACAGTTGGTCTATCTTCCCAGACATTGTTTATTTTCATCCGATAGTCTGAAGTTCCATCAAGCGTTCCACTAGCAAGCGTAAATACACCACTGTCATCTCCATACTTGTAGTATTCAATTCCGGTTCCAGTAGAAGAAGCACTGTCAAGTGCGTCCTGAAGTTCCTTGTTCTTGGCCGTAAGCTCATCAATCTGTGTCTGCATTTCTGTAATGGAGTTTTCGGCATCCGCAACCTGTGTTTCAAGTGTGCTGATTTCAACGTGAAGGTCATTGATTTCAATGGTGTCCTGATTGACCTGCCCCTGCAATGTATCACGCTCACTGGTCAAGTCCGTGATTTCGCCGTTAAGGGTAGCGATGTCGCTTTCAAGGCTTTCCTTTTCCGCAAGTGCCGTATCAAGGTCTGACTGCTTGCTTTCAAGGGCGGTTTCAAGGCTTTCCTTTGCCGTTGTAAGGGTATCAATCTGTCCGTTCAAGCCGTCAATGTCACTTTGAAGGACTGTAATTTTGGTCTGCTTTTCGGCAATGCTTTCGTTAAGCGTTCCAATCTGTGTGGTGCAGTCTGCAATTTCTGCGTTAAGGTCTGCGATTTCCTGTTCGTGCTGACCCGCTTCTTGTTCCAGTTCCTCAATACGGTCACGGTCAGTTTCGATTACACCCTCAAGATGCGTAATCTGACTCTGTGCCTCCGTGATTTCACCGTTAAGGGTAGCTATTTCATTTGTCTTGGCATCAACCTGGCTCTGTAATGAAGCAATCTGGTTTTCATAGCCGGTTATCTGGTTGTGAAGCGTGTTGACTTCATTTACAAGCCCGTCGATTTCAGACTGCTTTTCAACAAGCTGGCCGTTAAGCGAAACAAGCTCCGCATTCTTGGTGGCAAGCTGGCCGTTAAGGGCTGTAATCTGTGTTTCGTTAGTGGCAATACGGTCTTCAAGCGTAGAAATCTGGGATTCCTTGGCATCAATTTCGTTACGCAATCCTGCGATTTCATAGCTCTTGGCGTTGATTGTGTCATTCAACTGACCGATTGTGGCGTTAGCCTGGTTAAGGCGGTCAACCAAATCCTGTACGGCTTCAGCACCTGTTCCGACCTGAAGCTTCCAGTCACCGTAGAAAGAAATGTCCGTAATAATGTTGCCTTCTGTCTTGGCATCCTTTATAAAAATGTTTGCTTCCATGTTATGTTTCCTTATGATTTATTAGTGTTCTTCCTGACCCAAAAATCAATCGGATACATCTGCTGTTCAAGGATAGCCCATCCCTATGGTCATGTTATACCGCAGGTGGGCACGTTTGTCAAATGGTTCTTGGATAAGCGGGGTCGTGGTTCCTTTTACGCATAATCCTTTGGACATAACGACCTTTCGAGGAAGCGTTCATGAACGACTTGAACTGTTCCGGGGACATGTTAACGAACCTGTACCACTTGTTTCCGCTTGTATACCTTACATAGCAGACCCGGCTTCTTGGGTCATACTTTACGTCGGCGATGGCGGTTGATGGTATTTCAATTTCCGTGTCGCCCTTGTATTCGTCCATAAAGTTCTTTAGGTCTGCGTTGGGGTATCTGCCTTCATCATCAGTCGGAACAAAGCGTTTTGAGATGACCCTGTTTATGGTAAGGTCTTTGTCCTTACGCAAGCCCCTGTTTATCTTCTTTCTGTTGTAGGAAGCAAGGGGCTTTTTGGAGAGTGTCGCTTTACGGCTTTCGGTTTCACTTTTGGACTTTTCTTCCTTGTCCTTTGTTTCCTTTTTCCGTAAAGCCGCCAGTCTGCCTATTGGCTTTGGTGATTCCTTCCGCTTTTCTTCCTTATTTTCGGTTTTTGTTGCAAAAGGGTTATCACCAAACAGTTCGGCAATAATGTTTCCGAAAATGTCATTCATCATAAGCTATTAACCTATCTTGCCCCATCCCTGGCTAGAACCAGAGGCTCCCATCTGTGGGGCACCACCACCAAGCCTTGCGCCAAGGCTGTTTTGTTCCGTAACCTGCTTGTCCCTGGCTACGTTTGTCTTGTCTGAAATGGCTTTTGCAAGCTCATTGGCTTTTCCGTTATTATAGGGGTTTACGCTGTTGAAAAGCTTTGAGCCATACCCAGACTCTTTTGGCAAAGCGGACATACCTTTTCCTTTTGGCTTATCACCTTCCCCACCTAACATAGATTTCAACTTGTCAAAGTTCAAAGCACCTGCCTTCATGAGTTCAAGTAAAACGCCTGTAATGCTGTCTTTACTTTCTGCACTCTGTGCAGTAAACCACGCCTGGAACTGGTCACCGTCTGGCTTTCCACCTTCTTTTCTGTATGTATCAAATGCTTCCCTTAATTTCAGAACGGCTTCAGCCTTATCCATTCGCTCGAACTTTCTTTTAAGTTCCTCATTCTTTATCTGAGGGAATAGCTGTGCCAGCGTATAAGCGGCATCAGAATCGCCTGTTATTTCCTTTACATTGTTGTTGCTGAATGCCTCAAGCTCATCGGTCTGAAACTTGTTTTCCGCATCCGCTATTTTCTTGTTGTAGTTGTCAAGGGCGGAATAGACCATCTGGGTGTTGCCGGCTGACAGACCAATGATGAACGCAACCCAAGACTTAATCTGGTCAAAGATAAAGTAGCTTCGCTTTGCCTTTGCACTTCTAAGGCGTTCTTCCGCAGACTGAACGTTTTCATCATTAAGAAGTTCCATTTCCGCCATTTTTTCAATGTTGGAGCCTATTTCACCGATAACCTTGACTTCTTTTGGGTCAATGATTCCATCTTCTCGCATCTTGTCTACCGCAGAAAGAATGCCTTCCGCAGTTTCAATCTGTGATTTCACAACTGGGTCGTGTGTGTTCTCGTAGTTTGCCTTAAGAAGCTCAAGCTGACCACCAATGTTCCCACGAACAGAGTCGGCAAAACTATTAAAGTCTTCCGTCAGCTTGTCAAGGCTGACCCTGTTGTCAAGTGCTTTCTGTAATGAAGCACCTTGCTTTGCAAGCTCTGATTGGCGTTTGTTCAGCTCTTTTAACATGTTTTTGTTGGAAAAAGCAGGGTCATTCCACTTCGTTTCATCAGGGTCGCCGCTTTCAAACAACTTTATAGAGGCTTCATTTTCAGCAATGCTTTTGTTTACATTGTCAAGCTCTGCCTGAATCTCCTGGGCAGTGCGTGTGTCCTTTCCGACGCTTTTCAAGGCGCCCTTTAACTGACCACGGCGTTCCTTAAGTTCTTCTTGAATCTTAAGGTAGTCCTGGTATGTCTTGTTACTGAGCTTTGTTTGTTCCAGCTCACGCTTGCGTTTATCAATGTCTGCATTAAGGGAATCTGTGTTGATGTAGCCATCCGCAGTCTTTCCTTCTGGGTATTCAACGTTCTTTTTCCCTGCCAGTTCAATAGTCTTCTTGTTGGCTTCATTACTGGCTTCATTTATGTCTCTCTTTGCCTGTTTAACGGTGTTCTTGTAGCTGGAATCAACTTCTGCTCCAGTACTGTTATTACTATTGCCATTACCGTTTCCAGAGCCGTTTCCAGAACCACTGCTAGAACCATTACTACCGTCTTTGCCGTTGTTACCATCGCCACCCTTTCCAGAGCCTGGCTTTACATCTTTAAGGGTGTAGATGTCTGGTCGCCCCAAGTTAGGCTCATTATCTTTTTTATTGACCTCTGCCAATGCATCGGATGTATTTTTTTCTCCCATTATTCTCTTACCTCACCTTTATTAGTCATAGTCAGATAGTTCTGACGCATAAGGTCTGACACGTTCCCGTAGTCATCATACTTGCCCTTCATAATGTTTAAAACAAGCTTTATCTTGGCCTCATCACTTAGGTTTTCCAGTTCATCTTCATCCCACAAATCCGCTTCCGTGTTTGTCATGGACAGAAGCCGGTCAATCTTTTCCATAGGCCAGTCATTTGGGTCCCAGATAGCTTTTCCGACAAGACCGTTGAGTCCATTCATGATTTTTTCTGGAGTGGACAGTTCCAGATTTCCTTCATAGCGTTTCTTGCCTACATTGTCAGAAAGGGCTTTTCCGGCTTTTTCTGCAATAACGGTACCACCTGCGGTTTTTCCCCCAGTCCTTACCATCGATTCATCAAGGGCACCCTCAATCGGTCTTGAAGATTTTTCCAAAGACCTAATGGCGGCCTCAACATCTTTCTTGGCTGATTTTGCCGCTGCATGTTTAACGCTTGCTTCTGACAAAGGTCCGTTCTTGGGGTTTAGTGCCATGTCCGTCAGTTTCAGAAACTTTCCGAAAATCGTCTTTGGCTTGTTTTCCTTAGCTTCCTTTGCCGCTTCCTTGGTTACTTTCTTCAAGTTCTTACCGGTTTCTTTAACGGCTTTTGAAGTGTCCTTGTAAAGGAGACTAAGCTTCTGGTTGATGTCATTACCGTAGCCTTTTGGTACTTCTAAATCGTTTGCGGCACCAACTGCCCTTGCAATCCTTCCACCTTTTGCGGCACCCTTTACAGCCGCCAAAATTACTGGAAGCGTAACGTTGGGGTACACCCACGCCTTTGCTTCCTTGTCAAGGTGTTCTATCGGACGTGCTTTACCCGTAATAAGGGAATCAAGCCTTGAATCTTTTAGTTCGTCATTGGAGGGTCCTGGAAGCCACTTTCTTAAGTTCTGTTCCAAGTCAAGGTATCCAAGTGCCTTCAAAATCTTGTCTTTTACTTCTGCCATGTTTCAGTTCCCCTATTATCTACTGTGCCACATTTGTGGAAGTGTTTGCGTCAGGGGCAGTTTCTGTATTTATCTCAGGTTTCTTTTCCTCTGGTTTTGTTTCATCGTCTTTCTTGGAAAGGCTCTTTGCCATGTCCGCAAGTTGTGACCAATCCATTCCGCCACTATTGCCAGATGGCGTTACTTGTGGTGAAGAAAATGTTGCCGGTCCTGACTGTGCGACTGGTGTAGAACTTACACTGTTCTGATTTCCACTTTTTTGCAAACCACTTGCGATGCTTCCTATGATTCCTGCTGCTGCTCCCATCTTATTTTCCTCCTGGTACTAATCCACGTGTCATGCCACTGACACCAGTGTGTGCTTTTTCAACCATGTCCTGATTGTTGTAGAATGCGTTGAATGCGTTGATTCTGTTAGATACATCTTGTCCTGCTGCGTTAGCTTTCGTGCTTGCAATCTGACCTTCCCTGTTAAGGGCATTGGTATAGTTGTTCTGAACCATAGCTTGCTGATTAGCTAAGCCTTGGTTGTATGCGTTTATAGTCTGACCTGAACCCATTGCAGCCGCCGCACCTTTTGACATACCTGCCGACCTTGCCGCACCTTGTGCCGCAGCCCCCGCCTGATTAGCGGATGACATAGCACCTTTCTGTGCCTGATTCAGTCCATTCTGGTATCCTTCATTTCCGACATACTGGTTCGTGTTATTTCTGTAGTCATCTTGTGACTTATTTACACGGTCCAAGTATTTGTCTGCCGATTCATTCATTTTATCCTTGTATTTTTCACGCTGTGCACCAGTGCTATTACCACCGAATACTGAGCTCATAATCTGTTTTCCTCCTTTTATCTTGCATAAACGTTAGAAATCCTAACGTATTCGTTCGTATCTTTAAGTATCGTGTTATAGAAAGTTTTCAAGGCACTTTCTGCCGCCAACATCATTCCACTTGGGTCAGCCCCTTGCTTAATCTTGTAGTAAGTCGCAAGCTTGTAGGCAAGGTAGTTGTAATAGACATTATTAGGGAACAACAGTGGCGTATTGTTATAGACAGACTTTATTACAGAGTTGTCGAAAAGCATTCCATACCCTGTCTTTTCGTCTTCCTTCATAACGCCGTGGTATGTGTCATAGGCAGTAGAAGGAACCAGTATTTCGCCGTTTACCATAACACCATCTTGTGTTTCCCAGTAAAGGTCACCTTTGAAACTGTAAACCTTGTCATTGATAAGACCTTCCGCAATAGTCTCAACCGTTCCGGTCTCAAGGTCAAAGCTTTTAAGGTTGCCGTCCCTTACATAGACAAGCTGGTCTTTATAGAATGCGTTGATTTTCTTTGTTGGAAAGTTCGGGTTTGTCGCTACTTCAACAGTGTGTATTGTCTGACCACTTTTCTTTTTAAGCGAAAGAACACCATTAGACCATTCGGTATAGTAAGCTTTGTTGTCTTTCTTGAAGTATGGCTTGGCTGTATCACTTATGATTCCGCCGTCAGTAAGCATAAAGCTGTTACTGTCACCACCACTTGTTTCAGTTCCGTTGATAATGTCCCTTACATAGTACTTAGTAGTTTCGACATTATTTTCCGTGGTTGTAACACTGTAAAAGACATTCTTGTCACATACATCAATAATGTTTCCATCAATGGCATTAACCTTCTGGTCGTCAGAAGCGAATGTAATGGAATCCCTTACCGGAAAATAAGACACTTCAACGTTTCTTAAGCCGCCAATCCTATTGTAGATGATGATTTCATCTCCTACCAAATCATAGAACGGCCCGCCCGTCAGTGAAGTCTTGGACTTTCTGGTTATAGGTATGTTATTCAGTCCATCGTTATAACAGACATAGTGAAGCTGGTAAAAGTCACGTGGAAGTTCATAACTGTCGCCTTCAAAGGAAAAGGTCTTCATGAACGACTTGTCGCCGTGGTTTATTATCTGCTGATAAAGGTCAGACCATGCGTTGTCAAGGAACATCATGTTTTCTTTCCAGGAAATGAAATCACTGTTCTGCAAGTCCGCAAGCATCTGTGCCTGTTCTATCAAATCTTTTGCGTTATAAGTTGTCATACCTTATTAGTGCCATAAAACAGAAAAGCCCCTCAGAACAAAAGTTCCAAGGGGCTACAACTTATGGAGGTCTTAAGTTGTTATCTAGGTTTATCTTTTATTATGCGATACCTGTTGCACCGTAGAACAAACCTACACCACAAACTGATGGGTTAGTTACTACGAATGAACCGAACATCTGAAGTGTTACGTCCATAGCAGGACCGTTGATTGTAGAAGTTCCTGGCTGGATGTTGAGGTAGTCATCGATGATAAGTCCGTAAGGAGTCTCTGTCTTGCCCTCGCCTTCCATTTCCATTGGGTCCTGTTTTCCAGGGTTGTTGCCCTCAACACCGTCGTTTACTTTGTCAGTGTTTGTGTATGACCAAAGTGCTACATACTCTGAATCAAGAATGTAGAAGCGTCCTTTTGGACAGTATGGGTCGTCAACAATGTTCTCAATGTAGTTTGTTGAGAAGCTTGCAGAGAACTTGTCGAAGCCAACATTTGCTTCACGTTTGGCTTTTGTAGAAGTCTGTGTGAAGTATGTGTTGGTTGTGTCTATTTCAGCAGAGAACTCAAGGAAGTCCTCATCATTCATAATGATAAGGTCAGCCTGTGAACCCTGACGACGACATTTCTGTAAAAGTTTCTGGATTGATACAGATTTCTTTTCATTGATTGCAGAAGCGTCATAGAATGCACCTGCAAGGCGGTCTGGGGCTACTGAACGGTCTACACCGAAGAATGTCGTACCAAGGTTAGTACGTTTTGTTGGGAGCCAACCAGCCAAACCTACTGGAAGAATACCATTGTTTCCGTCTGTTGAACCTTCAAGAACGATAAAGTCTGTTGCAAGTGAAGTTGCAGTTTGGTCTGGAACTACTGTAACAGATGTTCCGTCGATTGAATCAACTGTCAAAGTAACTTTCTTTGTTGAAGAAGCCAAAGCAGCTTTTACTTCAAGTTTAGAACCAATGTCGATTGCCATGATAGCATAGTCTGGAAGTGTGATTGTTGCTTTTGCCCCAGATGTGAATGAAGCGGCTGGTGCCATACAGATTTCACCATAACCAGTTCCATAAAGGGCAGCAGCGAGTGTCTTACGGAATGACTCAGAAGCGGCGAACATCTTTGCGCCCGCAATCTTCATGTAAGCACCACGTTTTGTCTGTGAAGCCTGAACTTCTTTACTGTTCATTGAGTAAACGCTGAACAACTGACCTGGCTCAACTGCGAACTCTACTGCTTTTGAAACAGTTGCTGCATTAGCCTGTGCCTTTGTGAAGTCACCACCGACTGCACCACCACGACCATACATTGCAGAGAAGTTCTGTGTTTTACCCTCTACACGTTCCTTTTTGATTTTCTTCAAGACCGGTGAGTTACGGAACATCAAGTTCTCAACACCGTCTTTATAGTATACCTTGAGCATTGCCAAGATAGATGCATTAGCACTGATTGCCATGTTTATTCTCCTTTATTTTATTAGTGTCTTATTTGTAGTTTTTAAGCTCTTCCTCAAAAGCGGCAAGTTCGTCAGGGTCGTCCTCTTTTTCCCCTTCCTCTTCTTCCTCTTCTGGCTTTTCTGTTACTTCAACGGTTGTTACTTCTGGCTTTTCTTCGCCATCGCTTGAAGCGACTACTTCACCGTCTTCCGTAACGACCTCTACATCGCCGTCCCCAGTTTCCTGAACTGCGATTTCAGTGTCTTCTGGAACGCCAAGCTTGTGTTTAATTTCAGAAAGCTTGTTGCCGAGTTCCCCTACCAATGCGTCAACGAAAGCATCCTCGTCCATTTTGTCCTCACCCTCATAACCGTCATACTGGTCGAAAGCTGAGCGAACTGCATCAAAGTCACTGCCTTCAAGGATAGACAAGTCCTCATTGAAAGGTCGGAGCTTGTCGCCGTATTTATCATTGAAGTCAGCAAAGCGTGCTTCTTTTTCCTGACCCGCAATGTATTCGTTGGCCGGATTAATGATTTCGTCATAGACTGTTGTACGTAACTCATTTATCTGTCTGTCGTTTTCAGCCAGACCATCATCTACTTTCTTTTCGACGGCAGTAATGTGCTCTGAAAGTTCCTGATAGTATTGCTGAATGACTGACCAGTATTCCATGAATTTCTGTTCGTCCATTAGTTTTTCTCCTATAAAAAGTTCTTTAGCTTATTAGTGTTTTTACTGAACTGGTGCCTGCTGAGCCTGATTGAAGGTACGTCCATCCCATCCAGTTATTCCTTGCTGACCAGTCATCATGTCCATGTCCACTGGTGGCTGTTGCCCTTGCGCAATCCCCTGACCCAAGCCGTTGACGAACTGCCCCGCAAGTTGTTCACCCTGCATTTGTTGCATTTGTGCTTGTTCTTGCGTTGCCTGTTCCTGCATCATGGCTTCTTCTTCCGGCGTAGGTGCGTTCATCTGGGCTTCCATTTCAAGGGTTATCTGATAAAGCTGGTCAAGCTTTTCTATGTCCTTCTGGTTCTTCTGGAAGTTGGCGGCACGAAGCGACAACTGCGTGTTAATGATTTCAGTCTTGAGCATAGGGATTGGTATGTAGTCAGGCACGTCAAAGTTGTCCGATTCAATACAATCACGGATAACCGAAAGGACTGCGTTGATAGCGTTGTTGCTGAGTGAATAGCCACCCTCAAGGTCTGGAAGTTCCATGAACTGTGCAATTCGTTCCTGCGGGATTACGCCTACCTGTGCCAACTGCTGCAACTGCTGAAGCTTTGTTGATGGGTCTTTTGACAATGAATCAGCCGCACTGAACTGAATCTGCATTTTCTTTTCTTCATCAACGATGTCACGCCACTTTACGTCAAGTCGGTTTGGTGTGTCTGGTAAAATCGTTTCATCTTTTGGGAATACCCTTAGACAAGTCTTGGCGATTTCAACATAGCACCTTATGACCTGGTTAAGCTGTTCTTCAAAGCGTTCCGATTCAACGTCTTCTACTGTCTGCAAGGCGATACCGGAATTCAAGCCAGTAGGTTTCTTGGACTGTGCCGAAAGCTGGGAAATACCTACCATTTCATAGGCTGTTTCCTTAAGGTTGTTGATAAGCTCAAGGTATTCCGCATCAATGAAAGGCGGTGTTGCTATCGTAACTGGTGAGCCCGTCATGTCAGAAGTAGCCTTGTATGTAATGATGTTTCCGATACGGTTGTTCAGTTGTGAAGACTTGATTGTAGCGTCATCTGGCAAGAAAATCGTGTTAGCAGGTGTTAACTGCGAAGCGTCCTTTACCTTTGACATAAGAATGTTGATTTCTGTCTGGATTCCGTAAAGCATGTCTACGATAGACACTGATGAGCCACCGTGGATTGGGTTGTTGTACCAAAGGAATACGAAAGGCACACGGTTTCCCTCATACTTTTCAATGTCAACGAAGTCAAGCTCAGTAATGTAAACGGCCTTGCACTGGTCTACGGTGTCATAGTAGATACCGTAGGTCACGTATTCCTGCTGTGGGTTCTTTTCCAAGACCTTTTTGCGGAATCTCTCTGGAAGCATTGAAACAGGAAAGTCCTTCTGGCAGTAGTAAGCCCTTGTGATGTTGTTGTATGTAAGCTCAGCCGGTCTTACGAAAACCTGCCATGGAAGTGCCTTTGTGATAGACTTTGTTTCGGCATCCACGTAAAGAACGCCGTGGTCAAAGATACAGGCGTCACGGAAAGCCATAGACACCTTCTTGTTGACTTCTTCTATGTCAAAATACTGGTCAAAGTATTGCTGTGCGTTCTTACAAACGCTGATGTCCTTGAAAGTTCCGTTGATACAGTTGAAGAACGGTCTTACCTTTGACTGCGCAATCTTGGAAGTAAGCGTGTCGATACAAGACTTGATGACGTTAAGCGACGGCGTAAGCGTAGTGTCTGTCTCAATAGATTCCTCGATGTTGTAAAGCCCGACTATGGAAGGGTTCCTAATGTTCTTTAGGGTTCCTGCGGGCGTGTTGTTGTAGTAGTTATAGTTTCTGTAATACTTGGATAATCTGGACTCATTAAGCGTCTTTAGCTCAGATACCCTGTCACGGATTTGTTCTTCTGTAATCATAAGGTATTAGTGATTTAACTAAGATTACCAAGTATTTGATGTAGTATTTGCTATCTTCAAAACTTGAACATTTACGTTTGTACCACCATAAAAGTTTGGTCCTGGCTCGTAAGTTTCATCACCGGCTATTGTAGTGGTTGTAGTCCTCAATGTGGGGTAAAGATTACTTATCATTCTATAAATCATTCCACCCCTTAGGAAAACAGCCGTAGTACCGCCGTGTTCACCCCTTGCAATGGAACCTATTGTTACTTCTCCTACATCGTATTTATAGTAGCTTATTTCTGTATAACTAGTTCCTGTATCTGACCATCCTTGGGTTGTTAAAAGAAAGTGTATGCGATTTTGGTTGTAAGCACTACCTCCCGAAACATTTGGTGAATGAATCTCACAATCATGCTCTAAGTCAGTACTTTCGAATGTTACTGGGTAGAATGTATTAATGTCTAAATTAGTTAAATCAAGTGTATAATACTGCTTATTGAAACTCTTGAAGTTAGTATTATTAGCATTAATAGCATTGGTTATAGCACCATTCGTTGCAAAGTCAGAATCATTTGTAAGTTGACTTGTTTTAGTTGGAACGTCACTTGTCAAAGCTATGGTGCCGCTTTTTTTAGGAACTGATACGGAATGGGTCGGCGTATCTTTTGACGTTGTTGGGTAATAGTTGAACTGTATTGTTTCACCACTACCGGAATCATCCCACGTGCCAAGTTCAAGAACACAGTTATTCTCAGATGTACCCCTTACACGCAACAAACCACCATCATTTGGGTTGTCCATTTGATACGGTATCATAAGTCCGTTTCTAAATGTCGTTATCTTGTGTACATTAGCGTCATCTGCAAGGTTTCCACTTCCTTCCGGGATGTCCGCATCATTGAAAAGCACGTTCTGTGGCGAAACAAAACCACTGTCATTGGTAAGCTGGCTTGTCTTTGAAGGTATAGTCGGCTTATTGCTAAGGTCATTATAGCTTCCAGATGTCGCAACAGAAGCCAGGCTGGGTTTGTTCAAGATACGTGCAACACCAGATGTGGCATTCCAGTCACTGTTCACTTGTGCCGCCGGAATGCTCGGCTTGTTGGTAAGGTCGTTATAGTTTCCTGATGTCGCAACCTCAGCGAAGCCTTCTATGTCAGAAGCGTCCAATGTAACGATACCCTGCTTTCCGTTGACTGACACTACACCAGCGTCTTTGTTTATTCCATCAAGTATCTTGTTTATTTCCGCAATAGCACTGTTTACCTCATTCAGCTTTTCGTTAAGAAGCTTTGCTTTATCGTTCGTGTCCTTTTCCATGCTGAAAAGGCTTGTATTTATGGCCTGAGGACTGTTATTCGTTACCGTTGTCATTAAAACCCCCTAAAAGTTGAACTTGCTTACTTGTGTCGTTGAATCAGTAGTGTTAACGCCAAGCGAAATCTGGTAGATACCAAGGTTTGTTTCAAGCTCAAGCTGCATTGACACGCATTCCTGGTATTTTGGCTGGAACCTAAGGTAAACTATGTGGTTTTCATCATAGTCCGACGGGTTTACTTCAAAGGTCTTTTCTTCCGTGTGTCTTGTAACGTCAGTGATAGTGTGAACCTTTGCCTTGACGTAGCCTTTCGTGTTGTTTTCATCAAAAAGTCTAAGATACCAGCAGTCCATTACGGCTTTCATTTCATTTCCAAGTCCGTAGTAGGCGGTCTGTAGCTTTACTGGTATCATTTCACCTTCTTCACCATCCTTAAGGTAAAGGGAAACAGTATGAATCTCGTTGTTTCCCTCACCTTCTGTTAAAAGCAAGGCTTTTTGAGGCTGAAATTCAACCATCTCTGAAACATAGTCCAGCTTGAACTGGTCTGTGTCCGAAAGAACGTAAATACCAGTGTCCGTGCATACCCAAAGCGAAAGTGAAGATGGGTTCTGACCTACGTAAAGTATCTTGTGTATGTCAGAAGCCTCAAACATCTTGGAAAGGATACGGTCGCCTGTGAAAGCATAGAAAGTCTTGTTATAGTCAGACCAGAAAACCGCCTGTGTAGGTAATGTTCCAAGGAAAGTAAGGTTCTTTTTGTATGAAACTGACTGAACCTGGGACACGACACCACCGTTGAACGCAACAGCATAGATGTTATCGTCATCTACTGCATACTGCTGACCTTGAAGTGAAAATACGTTGGTTACGTTTTCTACTCCTGCCAAAAGATAGTAGGCATAGACCTTCTGGTTGTTGTTCCAATAAATCATTGGATAGGCTGTGTTGCCTTCCTTTACCATGTCATTGTTGGAATAGCCCTTTATTATCTGGGTACCCATTGAAACTGGAAGTATGACGTTCCCGTTCGGGTCGATTGGGTAGGTTGTGCCATAATACTGCGGGTCGATTCCTTGGTATTCTGCTGACTGGGTGGTGTCACCTACTGTGTAGTAACCTGAAAAAACAATGTTATCTTTTTTTGGTAGGTTAAAGCCAATGTATGGATTTGGAAGGTATCCTACAAGCTCAGTATTACTAATCTCAAAGCCCGCATTTATACCGTTTGCAAACACAACACCTGTCGTTTCACCAGAAACTTCACCAGACTCTGCTACACAATAGGGTGATGTGGTGAGTATCCATCCAAAGTCTACAGCATGTGTGATTTCTTGTGTTTCCACGTCAAAGTATGACAACCAAGACTCCGGCATCAACCCACCCGCAAAATTATTAAAGAGAACATACCTTCCACCCACAACACAAGATTTTAAGAGTTCTTTTATTGTAACATTATTAGGGAATAGGCCGTAACGGGTGTATGTATACCATGTTCCGTCTTTTTTGGTATACGTAATCCTAGCTTCCTTACTATGCGTGTAATCATAATTAAATGTATTTTGACCATACCCTAAGCACTCATCTATTGGTCTACCTATGTCGGATAAGCTGATTAGGCTTCCATTTAGCCAATAAGCATTAATCGACAAATTACTAGTACTACGAGAAACGCCTGATTTTATGGGGGTAGGTATGAATCCATCTTTATCTGTGGCATAACAATAGTATCTAAGCGCAGTAGGAGAAGACTGAGGGTCGTATTGTGTAACCCCATTTATTTGACAAATCCAATACGTTCCAGGGTTACCCGAGCTATCTACTAAGCGTTTTGTGCACCTACAAGCACCTTGTTGTAGCTCTATTGTTTCTGCACCATCAAGGATGTGAATACCCCTAAAAGTCTCGGCCAAAGTACCACCCACTGAATCCTCAATGTAGACAACATTTGGTTCCTCAATCATCTCAGTAAATGTATTTGTATTATAATCAAATCTCGTTGTGTAGCTTGTAATTAGGGATTTTATCCTTCCGGAAAATAATGTAAGGCTAATAATAAAATACTGTCTATTGTAGACAAATCTGCCCGTTAGCATTGGGTCAAGTTTATCAGTAGCGCCAACAGGCATAACTGCGGAAAAGCTTGTATCGGCAAGCAGCCTATTATTATCAAGCGTATCAATACAGTATAGATGAACAGAAGCACCTTTACCACGACTATCATCGAATGTTTTTCCGAGTCCAACAACTACAAGATGCATGTGATACCAAATCCTATAAAAATCGTAGCCAGAGTCAGTGTCAACTACTTTGACATCGTTTATGTATACTCCATCTCCGTCTTCTCCGGGAAATCCTTGTCGAAAAGTGACTAAGTCTCCTTGTCCAAAGCCTAGCGTCTTTAGGGCGGCTTTTGTATACGGAGGAACTTCCAACTTCTCAGTTTTGCCGAAATAATAACCATCAAAACCATCTATAAGGGTATCCCCCTTATAGAGGACTACACCGTGGTCAGCCCCGGGTCCATACGTCAACGTGAAGTCCTCACCCTTACTGTTGAAGAATGTGTATGAGTTTTTCTTGTCGAACGGAAGTTCCTTCTTGTTGTCCCACATTGGGCTTAGGGTTCCGCCGTAGAGGGTCGTGTTCTTTTCGTTGTACCCTTGAAACTGCTTTGTTTCAGTCCTAAGCTGGTTCATGCAAAGTTCGGAAGCCAAAGGTATGTTCTGTATTGTGTTCTTGCTGTTTGCCATTATTTACTGTTCCTTTTCTATCTTTTTCTGATACACGTTGCTTGGTATGTAGGCGACAGGGATTGCCGCAAGAATGACGGCAAGCTGCGTGAAGTTGCTTTTATCTGCCATAACAATGTATGTGATAAGACCTGCCGCCCATGCAACTATAAGGTTCTTTACTGATTTGAGTTTCTTGTTCATGCTTTTATCCCTTTATCCCGAACTTTAATGCGAAATAGCCCAGTATGGTGGCTATTACCCACTTGAAGGCAGCATCGCTTATCGTCTGCCACTTTGATGCCTTGTCCTTCACTGGCTGGATTTCCAGTGTCCTTAGGCGTTTGTCATGTGCGTTGAAGGCTTGAAGACATTCGATAAGCTTTTCCTTTATGTCCTTTATTTCCTTTTCCTGAAGCTTGTTTTCCACGATGACGGTTTTCAGTTCCGCCAAGGTGGATTCAATGTTTGTCAATCTATAGTTAATAATCTTGTTGTCGTTATCTAAGTTTTCCTGTTCCATAAAGTATTAGTGAAGTCTGCTTTAGTGAAAGATGGAGCAGTCTGCGTCAATTACGCCGGTCTTCACGTCGTTATCTATGATTTCCTTGGAAAGCTTGGCACGAATTGACTTGATTTCTTCTATTGTATAGTCCGATTCCTTGATTTTCTTGAACCAGTCAAAGAAGCTTATCTGCGGGATTATGCCTACAAGGTCACGTGCTTTTGCGGCGTTCATCTGGGTATACATGTTCTTGATAATGTCCTCAGAAATACCGGCTTCAATGGACTTGTAGCATTCGTTGTAGAAATACTTGCCAAGCCAAAGGTTCTGTTCGGCGAACTCTTTCCGCCTTCCGATACATTCAATGTAAGTGAAGTAGTGTCCCAGCATCTGTTCCACAATGAAGCGTGTGATTGAACCGTTGAATGGGTTCACTTTCCTTGCGAAGTCAGTGGCTTGCTTTGCGGCGATGGTGGCACCAATCTGGCAAAGGTCAAAGTTATACTGCGGAATGTTGTCCTTTACGCCAGTCCTTGTAATGGAATGCTCTGAACCTGGCATCCAGTAATAGACCACATCCTGTATCAGGTTTATTTTAAGAGGCGTTCCTTCCGTGATAAGCCGTATCTTCCAGTTGAACTCGCCGTCTTCCATAGCACGAAGCTCACTGAAAGCAACCTTGTTCTGCCTGAGGAAGTCAACGTTGTAAAGCCGTCCGAATACCCAGGGGTGTGTCGGCTCACCGTGAAGAACGAACTGTGTCCTTTGGTTAGGAACAGGGCATACCTGTGCGAACTGCCCCTGAACTTCGATTACGTTCTGCGTGATACCGTGTTTCAGTTGTTCCAGTGCGAAAGGCCCCGCAAACTGGTCATCTGCATCAATGAAAGTTACCCAATGGGTAGTGGCTGCGTCAAGTCCGTGTTGTCTGGCTAAGCCGGGGCCGACGTTCTTTTCGCATTTAAGCTGTTTGATTGTAAGCTCTGGGAAATTGTTTGTGATTTTGGAATAGTCATCTGATGGGTCATCACAGGCGATTATCACCTCGATTTGGTCGGCGATAGTCTGCCCTGCGATGGATTCAAGTGTTTTCTTGATTGTCTTCCCTGCCTTGAAAGCTGGGATTACTACTGTGATTTCTTTCTGCAACTTATGTTCCTCCATAGCTTATTAGTGTTTTTGCTATGAAGGAATCAGTTGGTTATTTATGCATCATTTAGGATACGTCCAGTCCAGTTGATGCCAGTGTAGTTATTTACAAGACAGTTGTAGATGTAGTTACTTGTGTTTCCCAAAGCGATTGAACTGCTAATGTGGACTGGCACAGTTGAATTGGCAAGGGTAGCACAACCATAAAATGTTCTATTCATGTTAGTAACACTGTTTGGAATTGTTACTGACTGGTTGAAGTTGTAACAATAAATAAACGTACTATACATGTTAGTAACACCATTTGGAATAATAACTAGCTGGTTGAAGTTGTGACAAGAATAGAACGTACCATGCATGTTAGTAACACTGTTTGGAATTGTTACTGACTGGTTGAAGCTAGAACATTCTCTGAATGTATCATGCATGCTATCAACACCGTTTGAAATAATAATTGGTTGGTTGAAGTTAGAACAAGCCTGGAACGTACCATGCATGTTAGTAACACTGTTTGGAATTGTTACTGGTTGATTGAAGTTAAGACAACCATCGAATGTTTGATACATTTTAGTAACACTATCAGGGATAGTTATAGGTTGGTTGAAGTTATAACAAGACTCGAACGTACTATCCATGTTAGTAACACTGTTTGGAATTGTTACTGGTTGATTGAAGCTATAACAATAAGAGAATGTAGAGACCACGTTAGTAACACTGTTTGGAATTGTTACTGACTGGTTGAAGTTAGAACATCCATAAAATGTAGAGACCACGTTAGTAACACTGTTTGGAATTGTTACTGGTTGATTAAAGCTATTACAACCACTGAATGTTTGATACATTTTAGTAACACTATCAGGGATAGTTATAGGTTGGTTGAAGTTAGAACAACGAGAGAACGTATTCCCCATGTCAGTAACACTATCCGGAATGGTAACTGGTTGGTTGAAGTTAGAACATCCATAGAATGTAGAAACCATGTCAGTAACACCGTTTGGAATTGTTATAGGTTGATTGAAGCTATTACAGAAATTGAATGTATAATGCATGTTAGTAACGTTATTACCAATAGTAACTGGCTGATTGAAACTATTACAACTATTGAATGTATAGCCCATGTCAGTAACACTATCAGGAATTGTTACAGGTTGATTGAAGTTACGACAAGACTCGAACGAACTATGCATGTTAGTAACATTATTACCAATAGTAACTGGCTGATTAAAGCTATTACAATTGTTGAATGTAGAAACCATGTCAGTAACACTATCAGGAATTGTTACAGGTTGATTGAAGCTTCTACAATTGTAGAATGTAGAAACCATGTTAGTAACATTATTACCAATAGTAACTGGCTGATTGAAGCTTCTACAATTGTAGAATGTAGAAACCATGTTAGTACAATACTTCATTGGGTCGTAATTTTCTGATGCGTTTGTAATAAGGCTTGGGTTACAGATGAATGTGTCGGTAAGGTTCTGGCAATCAAAGTACATCCAGCTTGCGGCGTAAATGTAAAGTTCGTCCGCATTTGTAGTTACGGTGTTCCCCCAAGTGTTCAGACCAATGCTAATGGAATTATCCCAGTTTGAGCCCCATTTTACACCATAAATGCCACTATTATTAACAAAATTGTTTGTTACGTCCGTAGCACCTAATACCAAGGAATGTGTTGTAATAGACTGGTTCATTTTGAACAAATTAACATAAACTGAATAAGTAGCAGGTGGTAAGAGAGACGGTGAGTATCCGTACCCTTGGAAGTAAAGATTGCCATTTGGTTGTGTAAAGTAAAACAGAGGCATTCTTTTTTCGTTTTTTGAAAGATTATTATAATCGTCTTCTTCTATAACAGTGTAAGCAGTTACATCATGGCTATTTACTTTTGCAATGTTATTCACATAGAGGTTGTTTACTGAAAAGTTGTCAGCATCGATAGGGTCTGGGATGTCAATCCATTCAGATTTACCATCAACAACACCTAATACTTGTCCGTTGTTTCCTACTATTCCATTGATTGAAATAGTGTTAGTATCAATACCACCAGTAATGAAAACATCACCATTTACCTGCAGGTCACGAGTAATCCTTTCACTACCTTTTACGATAAGTCTTTCTTCGTTTGTATTATAAGCCATTAGTCTAAATCTCCTATTGTCATTATGTTTGCTGTTACATTTTTTAGGTTACTATCGCCATCAACAGTAAGGTTGTTAAGACTAGAATCACCTTCAACAGTCAAGTCGCCACGCACCAATACGTCTTCAAAAATACCATTTTCTATCGTAAAGCTTGGTGCATAGAAGTCGCCGAAGCTTACTGTTCCGCTTAATGTAGTGCAGTCATGCGTATAGTCTTCCCACAATACGTTGTCAAGCTCAACATAATTTTTCCAGATTGTGATTTCATCAAGCTTTTCAGTCGTGTGGTAGCTGTAATAAAGGCTTCCGTTTGCGTTGTGCCTTATGTAAAGGCTTCCGTCATACTGGTAGATTCGTTGTACCACCATAGTTTCGCCCAATGTTCCCCAGTGGATTTCATAATCCTTTCCGTTTCCGATTACCGTCGCAGACCACACTTCATTTGACTGGTAATCAACCCATTTCAATACCACTGTTCCAGTGAACTTTGGAAGCTGGATTGTGTAGTGCTCATAGTTGCTTAAAAGTGGTGTCGGAACAAGGTGATAGTCATCGGATGTTTCAGTGGTGTAGATTGCACCTACCTCCATTTCCTTAGCATCAATTGTTGGCGTAGTGATAGAGTTGGCTTCTATGTCAACGTTATTAAGACCACTAATGTTGCCGGTAATGTTCAAGTCCCTTACGTTCAATGACTGGGCGACATTAAGCGTCTGCAAGTTCACTACATTATAGTTGGCGGAATCAGCCGTTATGCCTAATGCCGATACGTTTCCGTTGACGCTAATCGTGTTGGTGTTCACTCTGTCCGCAGTCAAGCCTGGAACTTCGATTGTTTCAGTGACTTTCACCCTTTTTGTGTTAATGTCAAATGCGTTTACCGCTCCGTTCACCGTAATTGCATCGGCAGACAAGTTCTGGATGTAGCCTACGTTGGAATGCACATAGTTGAAGTCGGCGTTCGTTGAATGCAGATAGTTTGCATCAAGGTTTGGTGAATACAATCCGTTGCCATCGATGGTCGTTGAGCCACCGATAGTTGCGTTCGTTGCCACAAGGTTCTGTGTTGTGACATTAATTTTAAGGCTGTTGGTGTCAGCCTTTGTCTGGTCCAGTGAAGCAATGTTTGCGTTAACATTGTAGAGGTCTTCCTGGATTTGTGATACCTGTTCCACAAGTGCCTTTACGACACGTGAATCAGAACCACAGTTGTTTCTACTAATAGTCATCTTTTATTCCCCTTTTTAAGGTTAGTTCTTACATTATTAGTGTGAGGCACTAATACATAAAAGGAGAACAATAATGATAGAAGGTGCATTGACATCACTTATGAACAGCATACTTACGGGAGCGGCCTTGTCTTCGGCAGGAAAAGGCATGAACAAGAAGGAAGCCCCAAAGGTTGTTGAATCAGAAGATAATAAGCCAAAAGAAGAAAAGGCGGAAAACCAGAAACTTTCAAAGAAAGAAATAGATGAGCTTGAATACCTTTTGCTTGCAGGTGGACTTGATACAAAACAGACTAAGAAAGTCTTGTCTGGCGATGTGGTTCCACGAAAATGGTTCCAGGACTTTGACAGGGACATCTTGAAGCAGATTGCAAGCATTACTGGCACAAACGATTATTCGGCATTCATTTATGATGGTGGCAAGCTTGGAAAAGGATACACATCAATTCCGCTTTCAAAACGAAACAAGCCAAACACGGAAACAATGCCATTGGGCGAGGCGAAAGGCAAGAAAGGCACGACCATTGAGGGTGAGGAAGCCAAGAACAAAGATACGGTAATGAAAGGTGATGAAGCCAAAAGCAAAGGCACTGTCATGGAAATACCAGAAGAAGACCTTTCACGGCTTATTGAAATGATTGGCTATAATAGCCCGGACTGGAACTCACCTAAACTTGCTGAGTTCGCAATGAAGAAAGGCATGCACCTAAGGGATGTTGTTAAGCAAGTTCAGGATGCATGGAACAAGAAATACCAGAAACAGCTTGAATCCGACTTGGCTAAGCACGATTCTGGTCGCATTGACTATGAAAAGAAACTTAAAAGCCCCAAGTTAAAGGAAGATACAGATAAAGCCGCTGAAAAGTATAAGGCGGAAACACCTGACTACAAGTGGGAAGATGTAAAGCGGAATAATGAAGCTAAGGGTGAGAAATACACCAGTGAAAGACATTCTGGTAAGCCAAGTGCACAGGAGCTTGATAAAGCGGACAAGTTCGTAAACGAAAACGCAGGGCGTGATTATAAGGTACGACTTGACCGTGCACAGAACAAGACCAGCATCTACCGACCCGGTAAATAATTATTTGTTCAGCTCTTTCCAAGCTACATAACAGCAACATTCCAGCCAAGACCTGACCGGAACATCTGGAAGCTCATCAAGACCTTTATCAAGCTCTGATGGGCTTTCTGCATTTTTAAAGATAGTCATAATGTCTTCATCAGTTGGAAAGAACTTTAGCGTGTATTCATTCTGCCCATCGAATAAATGGAATGTATCAATCAGGAGCTGCCTTTCCTCAATCTTTGTTTTATCATTCAGCGTTTTCGCAACGGTATCAAAGACTGCCTTTAGCGTTCCGAACTTTTCGATTTCACTATCAGTCATAATACTGCCTCCATACCTTTAGGGTATTATAACCTTATTTCCATTTACCCTGCAAGTTTTATTTTACCGACCTTCTTTTTTATCCTTTGATTCACCACCAGTTTCAAGCCCTAACTCATGGAAGTATTGTCTTGAAGCATAAAGCAGTGCCATCATTGCGTCCGGGTGGATACCAAGCTCCTCGTCCAGTTCAGGAAGGATTGCGTCAGTGCCCTCATCACGCTTGTAAAGGATAGAATCCATTTCATCATCAAGTGCACCATGCAACGGTATCTGCATACGGCTTGTCCTAAGCTCTTCCGCTAACTGTTCGATAGCCATAGCCTTGTCATGCTTCCATGCGGGATAAGCCCTTACGCCGTAGTTTCGTTTAAGCTCGGCAATGATAGACTTCTCGTTGTTATCACAGAACACATCGACTTCCGGGCTCAGTCCTTTTGTCATCAACGCCTCTTTTGCCGCCTCGTCGTGTTCCTTTATGACGCTTACTATCGTAGTTATGTCCGAGTGGTTGAACTTGTTTTCCCTTATGACCCAGGCTTGTCTTGTGTCCTTGTTGTATGCAAGGCTTATGACGCTGTTGTAGTCGCTGAAACCAAAGTCAACGCCCACGCAGATGTTGGTGAAGTTCAGGTCAGTGACGCTTTGTGGAACAAGGTATGTTGTCCTTCCCTTGAATACCTGTGCTTCCGTATCGTAGCATCCGATTATTCCATAGTATTCACGCTGAATGAAGCTTGATTCCCTTGTGACTCCCTTTGAAGCACACTCATCGTCAATGAATGCGTCAGGATTCGGCATGTGCGGGTTGTTGAACATGTTCCAGTGATACTGCTTGAAGGTCTTGTCGTTCCAGGCTTTTTCCGCCCACGTGTGTGGTACCCTTGGTGGCGTTCCGGTGCATACCAATACCGAATCCTCAAAGTCCGCCATACAAGGTCTTAATACCTCGTCCATAAGGTAGTTCATGTTCACCTGATGTCCTACCTCATCAATAATGACCAGACGGTAGCTGTATCCACGAGCCTTGTCAGCCTCACCCTTGTTGTTGTTTCCACGGAACGTGATTGATGAACCGTTGGTAAATGTTACATTACCCTCCGCCTTTGACTGGCTTTTAACCCTAAGCCCTACTTCCTCAATACATTTCTGGACTTCATCCCACATCTGGTTGATTGCGTTGGTGAAGTTGAGGTTCATGTAAAGGCAGGGGCTGTTGGGCTTTATACAGGTCCATACCAGCCTTCTTGCGTTTGAATAAGTCTTACCGGCACGACGACCACAAATTACAATCTGCTTCCTGTACTGGATGTCGTCCATAAGAAGGTCACGCTGTTCCTTGAAAAGGTTCTTTAGCAGTTTATAATGAAGGAAATCAACGTCCTTGTTGCGCTCATTCTCGGCTATCTTGTCAAGCTCTTCTATCGCATTTTCCTTGGCTATAAGGTTGAAAACGACAAGACCCATCTTGCCTGACGGGTCTTTCATTGCCTCTTCCATTGCCTTGTCAAGGAACCTTGAATAGTATTCTATTCCGTTCTTGTCCTGTGAAAGCAAAGCGTCTTTCAGCTTGTTATAGATTACGTCTTTCAGCAGGACATTTGCCTTGCGGCTGTCATTCTGTTTCTTTATTGCTTCCGGGGTCTTGCTGGCTTTCGTCGCCTTGCTTGTGTCTGCCCCTGGTTTTCTGCCTCTTGGCATTCTGTTTCTACCTCACTTTTCGTGGCTACTTCGCCATCTTTATTAGTGAAGTTGATTGGGTAAACCTTGCCTTTTGAGGCGGTCATAGGATAAACGCCGTCTTCCCTTAGTGGGAACAACTGTCCGTTTAAGTATGGCATGAAAAGCACGTTGAAGCTTGACTGAACCATAGCGATAGGGAAGTTTTCGGGTCTTTCAATGCCGAACAATTTTAAGGTTTTTTCAATAAAGTCCGGGTCATCCAGTCCGAAGTCAACCAGCTTGGGGTTCTTCTTCAATACGTGCCACCACTTGTTTATCTCAAACGGTGTCTTTGTTCTTTCTGGTGACAGAATCCAGGCACAGATTACGACGCTTCCCCACATGTTGTTATACATTTCTGGGTCAAACATCAACGTTCTTTTCGCTATCTCTTTTTTCATTGAATGAAGGCTGCTCATTATTATTCAAATCTCCTTTTTATTTTCTCTACGTTTTCTGGGTGTCCGGCGTACCAGACTATCTCCTCGTTTTCCAGTACGTGATACTTTGGCTCGACATACTGGAAGTAGTTGAAGGCTTTCAGTATCTTCGGATACCTTCCCTTCCTTCCGTTTATCCTTATGAAGGGATACCCCTCACAGATTAGCTGATAAAAGACCTCGAACAAGCCCCTTATGTTGCTCATTCTTCCCTGCTCCATTGCCCAGTAAACGAAAAGCGAATCGCTTGCTTCAAGGCAGTAGTAGCAGTTGTCGTCTATACTGGCATAGCAAAGGTCGCCGGGCCTTGCGTAGAATCCCTTCACTTCCCAGAAGTCTTCCTTCGTAGCCACATCAAAATACCGTTTCAGGGCATCGTTCATTTCCTGTGGCGTTATCTTCTTTATGTATTTCACCTATTGTTCCTCCCTTGCAAGCTCATAGTCCTGCCAGGCTTCAAAGCTTATTGTCCTTTCTTCTTTCTGCAACTTTCTGTCCCAGATTACCCCTATCACCGGATAATAGCAGAATGCGCTTAATGCCTTGGGGTTCTGTCCGTTCTTTATCAGTTCCATGCACTTTATTGTGGCGTCCATAACCTTGCCATCAAACTCGGGGCACCTTACGCCCTGGAGCTTTTTCTTTGCCATGTTGGAACAGCAGAAGTGCACAAGCTCCCACATCTTGTTCCAGCTTTTTTTGTTCTCATCAAGCCTGTACAACGTAAGCTCCATCTGGAACCGTTCCTCACATTCTTTCAGTTCCATTCCTACCAGTCCTCCACCGTTATGTCGTTAAGCACCTGGTTTATCGTAGGCTTCTCCGGCTTGTAGGCGGTCATCATTATCGTAGTTCCATCCAATAGCCTTATCGTCACTTTAAGGTCTGGGTTTTTGTTGCACTCCTGGACGAACGTTTCTATCATTGACCAGTCGCTGTGGCTTGAAAGAAGCTTCTTCTTCTCATAGGCTTCCCTCATCTGTGCCTTGTATTTTGCCCTTGCTTCCTTCAATGCCTTCCACCAGATACCCCAGAAGGAAGGTGTCTTATTCTTCTTTTTCTTATCCTTCAACTATCTTTACCCCCAAACGCTCCAGAAGCTGGGCATACTTCATGCTTCTCTTCCACTTAAGCCAAGCCCACGTGCTTGCGTCCTGAACCACCGACTCCTTTATGGTCTTGTAGATGTGGGGACACTGCAACGTCAGCTTCAGTCTTTTGTAGGCATCTTCCAGTGCCCTGTCACCAAACTTGAACCCCATCGTCTACCTCACTATGAACTTGCGGTATGAAACCGCCTCTTTGTTCTTTCTGGAATTGCTTAGGTAAGACGGGTCAAACAAAGGCTCGTCAGTAAGAATCGTCTTTTTGTTTTCAACCGTGAAATGGCTTCCACCAGTGGGGCATTTCCATTCAACCGCCCACTCACCCTCAGGCAAGTCCTCAAGGCTTTTCAATGGAACCTTCTCCACGTCCTTGTAATACTTTTCATCGCCAAGGCACATTGACGCATACTTGTGGGGCTTGGAAACATAGCAATCATCATCTATGTAGCCGTTCCGCCACCCTTGAAGGACATCCACGACAAGGTAGTAAATGTCGTCCCTTACTTCCGGTGCGGAGTTTATCCACGCAACGCATAACGCATAGCATGCATTGTGCCAGAATGTTTCAAGCTCTTTCTGATAGTTCTTTTTCATTGTTATTTGTTCCTCCTTTTTGTATTCTTTATTTTGTCTAATGCTTCATAAGCTACCTTCTTTATCTCTTCGAAATCTTCAAAGCAATCACATTCTTCCAATCTAAGTTTTCCGTGTGATAATTTGAACGTAGCTAATTCGTTGCCCTCTTCATAAACTCTAAGTAGGGTGCCCCACATAAGTTTTGCTTTCATTGTTCTCCTCCTATTTCTTTTTTAATCTTGTTGTAGTAATGAAGTGCTTCCGTATAGTTAGTAAAGAACTGCGTAAAGCACTCTATCGGTGTTTCATCATCGCTTTCAAACACAATCACCGAATACTTGTGGCACGGCATTTCATAAAGGTAAATGTATTTGTCCTTCAAATGCCGGCATTTCTTTACGCTATAAATCAGGTTGTAGTTCAAACGCTTTCATTTTCTCCATAACATTCCTAATCCGTTCCAGAACATCTGGGTCTTTACGGTAATACTTGTAAAGCCATTCCACGAAATCGTGTGTCATACTGTTCAGTGCAACGAACCTGTCATCTTCCAGAAGCTCATAGTGCTCTGGGTCTAAGTGGTGAAGGTTCCAAGTCTTGTAAAGCTTTGACATCGTGATAGAATCTTTTTTATTGTTTACCTCCTTCATGTGCTCACGAAAATCACGCCAACGCTTTGTCCTGCGGAACTTGGACTTCTCCGGGTTTCCTTTGATTGTCTTAGTCATCTTGACTTTTAAATATTAAGTTTGTCCGAAAAAAAGGACTGCCCCTCAGTTAGAAGGACAGTCCCACATTGGAAGAAAATAAAATGTTTATGACTTCAGACAAGCCTTTTGGGGCAGTCTGTAAATGTCGTATTCCACAGCCCACTGTTTCTCTATCTTCTGGATAACATCGGGCTCTTCTTTCTGGTGGCAAGCCATACACAAGGCAACCAGTGCAATAATAAAGACAATAAGCCTAGCCTTATTTCTTTTCACCTTTATTTCTCCTATTTATTTAGCCGCTCTTACTGCCAAGCCGTGGTTTTCTGGTTTTGACCAGTAAGCGTAGCACATTTCATACATCTCATACTCTTCGTCTGACATGTCTTCTGTTCTTCTTGCTTTGTAACCTTCCAATGCACTTTTTGCTGCAAGTGTTGACATAAGTTCATAACGTGTTTCTTTCATTTCATTTCTCCTGTTCATTTGTCTTTATACTAAAGGGTATTATAACCCTTTAGCCGTTTACCCTGAAAAGTTACAGTTTTTCTTCAATAAATTTATACCAAATGTCTACGGCTTTCTTTAACGGCAGTGGGTTATGTCCCAATGCCCAAGTCTTCTGAGGGACATCTGAACATTCCTTACCCCATAACTGTTTCTGCAAGAAAGGATAAAAGTCCGCCCTGTTTGTTCTGAAATCTTTAACAAGGCTGTTATGTAAAACGACGTTCTTCTTACCGTCTGCCTTGTCGTCACGTCCGGTTGATGTAAAGAATACAATTGCCGGACATTTCATTTGGCTCACAATCCAGTAATTATTATCAATACATTTGTCTTCTGTATCCCAATTGCAGAATGCCTTTTCTTCAACCATTATGAATGTTTCTGGGTCAGTAAGTGTACGTGACCATCCGTCAACATCAGACCAGTAACCTTCAAGCTCAACATAATTTGTAGGGAGCTTGTATCCCTGCAGTTCTTCATCCAACCCTTTGTTGGTAATGTTTTTAAGAATTTTTCCCATTTTATTTCTCCTTGTATTTATTTAGCCGCTCTTACTTGGTTTCTTCTTTCACTTACAAGACCCAAAGCATAATCTTTTTCTTCTTGTGTCCATGTGCTGTCATTATTGATTATTCTTTCCCAATTATCGAAGCATACATCTGCGTACTGGACGTTGAGTATTGTTTTTATTAGCTTTATTCTACTTTCTACATTTGGTCTCATTTTATTTTCTCCTATAAGTTGTTTTGATAATAAGGGTATTATAACCTTTTTTGTGTTTACCCTGTAAAAGTTATTTATTTTCCTTTGGAAACATTACTACTTTTACCCGTCGTTCTCTCAAAAATGGAAATTGCATCCCCAGCAACATCATTGAGCCTGCAAGGTAGCTTTCACGACAAAAGCCTATAAATTGGTCAAAGTCGCTACCTTTCAATACTTCAAAATTGTTTCCGCTCGTGTATTTCACACTTGCGGCTTCACATGACTCTTTCACAAACTGTGGGGTTACGTGTCTTACATCCAGGGTTGAACCACCGTCATAACTAATTGAAACCCAACCTTCCTTATTTCTGTTCTTTCTGTTCTTTCCCATTTTATTTCTCCTAAACCTCATCTATTTCTACCGGGTAAAATAGTCCATAAAAGTACTGATAGATTCCAGGAAAGGCACCGTAGTCATAACCATCTTCGTCTTTTATTACATACAAGTGACAATCCGGGCTTCTATACTCTACGTGAAGACCACATACTTCCCAGCAGATTGGTTCATCGACGAAATCCCAGTTGTTTTCAATGTCTTCTCTTTCCTCTGGCTCCATGTCATCAAGCTCACCGGCCGTTACAAGCTCGTTCGAGACCGGGTCATAATAACCACCCTCACTGCAGTCGCAATTTGAAAAGTAATAGTAGTGTCTGTTTCCAAACTCAAGGCCATCAAAGCAGTCTTTTTCTGCCCACTTGGGTCCGTAGTCGATTTCCTTTTCAATAACCTGGTCAAATTTGTAACCAAAACCCATGTCAGTAGTAATAATGTGTTTCATTTTATTTCCCCTTATGCTACTTCCAATTTCTTATCTTCTACAGCCTTATTATAGCCACGCATGTAGTCTTCATAGTCTTTGCCATTTTCAAAAACCCAGTCTTCAAAAGGCTCATCACCGTTCCAAGCCATAGCAACGCCACATGCCCAGTTGTCTTTCAAGTCATAGTAGGTGAATGTCTCATCAAATCCATCTTCAGTTGTAACAATTGTGATACGTCTTTCGCCGTTGAACATTACGTTGATTACTCTTTCTTTCATTTTATTTTCTCCTTATTCATTTTGTTGTTATACTTAGGGTATTATAACCTTTTTGGCGTTTACCCTGTAAAAGTGTGATTATTTTGCAAGAAGCCCAAGAAGACATTTTGCAGTCTTTGGCTTCAGACACTTTTTGTCATTACCTTCCATTACATACACACGATAGTATTCGTTCCATACCCAGTTACAGTTTGCTAAATCACAGTTACCAATTACTGACCTGATTTCTGCCCCGGTTATTACTTCTTTATCCATTGGTGCTTTTGTGTTGCGTTTTACCAGTTTATCAGTTGTGTATTCGCCAATGACGTTGTTACCATACATTTCCTTCATCTGCTCAATACCACAACAACCTGCTTTATTAGACCAAGAATAGTTGCACTCGCGGTAGCCTTTTCCAAAAACCATTACAACTACTTTGCGTGAAGTGCTACGTGTGTAATCTGTAAAGTGAATGTGTGTTGCACCACTTGCTACAAATGCTTCTTTTACTGCGTTGCAGTTGTCTTCTGTTACTTTACCGTTTACTACGAAATAAGTTCTTTTCATTTCATTTTCTCCTTACACTATTGGGTATTATAACCTTTTTGGCGTTTACCCTGGAAAAGATTCTATAATTTCCCAATCCTCAGCAAGCATGTCAGTCTGTGAAGCAAGCCAACCAACAACATAAGTTCCATCCGCAGCCTTCATGTCAATGTGCGGACAGATTTTGACTTTATTGTCGCCATAATAATTCCTTGCTGGTTCATTACGCATAAGGTTGCCTTCAACTTCTGAGCCATTCTGCAAAGTAAGAAACATTCCTTTGCCGTTCCATCCTTTTCTTGCTACTGCTTTTCCTTCTTTCAAAGCCTTCAATGCATCACCGAAATCAAACATTTATTTCTACCTCCGTTTTCTTTACTGATAAGCCACAATTCAATGCTAACAATACTACATCGTTACCATTGAGGTATTCTGACAATAATTTTCTATGTTCATTATACCTTTCCATAAAAGCTGCAAACTGTTTTGCTGTTCCAGTTACTTCAATCTTACCATACGGTGGAACGAACCATTCCTTTGTATACACATCTGACTCTTCCCCCTCTGGTCTTGCTTTTTCAAGTACGGCAATCCTTGAACCCAATCTTTCGAGATAGTAGCCTACATTTTCACGGAAGTCTTTGTATTCTTCCTTTGTAGGAACATCGTACGTAGCACACTGGTCTACCACTCTTACAAATCTTTTGTAGTCTTCTTGCATAATCTTATTCCTCCATTTGTTTACTTAGTTGTGCTTCCCGGAAAAGAACCTTTTCTAATCCAGGTGTCAGTTTTATTGATACTGGTATGTTCCCTAGTTCCAATCCTGTTATGAACTTTTCCTTGCCGAAATCTTCTATCGTGTAATCACACGCTGGTATGTATCTACCACGATAGTAGAAGCCTTTTAGTAGTCTGAACTGTTTCATTTATTTGCCTCCAATTGTTTCAAAACGTAGTTACCGTATTCAAAGTCTCTTCCTTCTTTAAGTTCTTTAAGGATTTCAGCTTTGTCAAAAATCAAGAAGTTCCAGAAACCCACTTCCTTACACCAGTCTACTTCCATCCATTCTGGCTCTGTTGATTTTACTAAAGCCGAATAATGGACGTCACCGTCTTCAAGTACGTCACCACCTTCAAGGAATACAGGTTTGTATTCTGGTACAGTCTTTGAAAGCCACTTGCAGAACTCATACTTTGTTCCTATACTTATCTTTTTTTTCTTTTGTTCCATACTAATTTCCTCCTTTATACTCGTTTGCATTTATAGACTTTTACTGGCTTTATTACCTTGTTCTTTCTTTCTTGTTCCATCAGTATTCTCAAATGTTCCCATTCATTTGTATTTGCATCAACACTCTCATCCCTCCTCTTAGAATCATTAAAAGCAGGAACTCTCTCATCCCTCCACATAGAAGTAGACATGGGCTCTTTGTCTTGACTTGTTATTTGTTCTTCTGATTTGGGACTCACACTTTCGTTTTGTTCATTCCAAAGGCAGCTAGGGCTTGATTCCGCCTCAGGGCTTTCAAAACGTGCATGTTCTTTTGATTGTTTTACTGTGGCGTCGAAGCTCTGCGTAGACGACAAGGGGGTATGGGGGGGTTGCCCTCCCCCCATCAACTCTTCAGTACCCTCATGATAGGAGACAGGTAAGCTAAGGCTAACTTTTGATACGTCTGTTATTTTACCTTTATAAAACGCACTTTCAAAGCTTTTGTACTTTTCATACTTGATTCCATAGATTGTATTCTGGTACAAGTCGTTCAATGATGTGTATTCCCAGTCTTTATAAATGTATTTGTATCCGGCAGATTTATGGGTAAGGTATTCCCAGGTATTGTCTGTTGCATAGTCAAAACATTGTTTTAGGTCTTGTACCCTTCTGGTTGATGTAATAGGACTGAATTGTATGTTTATGCATTCTTTTGCATAAAAGTTGTCAAGATAATACTTTTCCTTGTCTTCACGACCGAAATACTTTCCAATGTTTTCTGATACATTTTCAAAGGAATAAATTGCGTATTTTCTGTCTACTATACATGGTTCATTGGTATAAATGACAAGGAAATGTTTATTATCTGAAATCTTGTTCCATTTCTTGAGCCATCCCTTGTATACTGGTTCACCTACTTCAATGAACTTGTAGTATTTGTAGCTTCCGTCTACGGGGCTTTTGATACAAACGTCTGCCCAACCGTGGTCACGCTTGTCAATGTCACGGTATTCAACGTCCTTATAGCATGTAATGTGTGATTTGTAGTAAGATTGGTAAGTTGGCATGTACATTCTATAACCTGGGTGGTTATTCTGTTCCAGAATGTAATGCATTGTGTAGATTTGTTCGTTTGTCTTAGGAATCATAATACTCGTTACTCCTACCGAAAGCTAAAGCCACGTGGCTAACGATAGCAGTAACTTTCTTATGAATAATTAGTAAGGGCTTAATCAGTTGACCTTACATTTAAATATTAATTTGGAAAAATCAAATTATTTGGATTCGGCATTACTTTTTTCTAATTCACTGCGGAGCCAATCATCAAGCCAATCATAATACCCGTCAATGTCCCAAGTCCCAAGCTCCAGCTCAAGACCTTGCACCTGCGTTCGTATTTCTTCAATAAGGTTGATTGCGTCGCTGACAGTTCTGATACTTCGGTCAGTTGTGTTTCCAAGCTCTGTGACAAGGAATTGGCACTGTTCAACTGTTTCTGCAAGTCTTCTATTAGTATCTGTTGCGTCAGACAGTCGTTCTGTAAGCTGGTCATTAATTCTTCCAGATTCGTCAAGTTGTTCTGAATAGTAAACTTTGGTTCCGACCAGCAGGATGACCAGACAAATAATGATAAAAGTAAAAATAAAAGTTTTCTTTTCATACATACTGTATTAGTTATGTATAACCTTATGGCTGTCTTACCCCTACAAACAAAAAAGAAAATAATACAGGGTAAACGGCTAAAGGGTTATAATACCCTAAGCATAAGGAGAAAATGAAATGAGAAAGATTGTTATTGGTTTGGTTTTGGCTGTTATGGCAGTATTCAGTCTTAGTGCTTTTGAAACCCTTAAAGAAAGGCACGTTGACAACGCCTATGAAGGACGTGCAGACGTAATACTTGGTTCTCGCACCCGTACCGACGGTGTTTCTTACCGTGTTATTTGGAAACACCTTAATGGAAGTGATGTATTGGATTATTATGACTTCAGTTCCCTTGAACAAGCTTTCAATGTATGGAACATGAACTGGTTTGAAATTTGTGATGCCAGACAGCTTTATCATGAGGATGCTGTAGAGGTTAATGGTACGCTTTATTTGATTAAGTATTACGAGATTAAATAAACAATAAAAAACGCTGACATTATGATTTGTCAGCGTTATACTACTAAATAGGTATAGAAGGAAATGGGTATGAAAAAGTTTTCACTTTTATTAGCACTTTTGGCATTGTTATTTGTCGGCTGTGCATCTACACCTAAGATAGACTGGGACAATCCGAATGAACTTATAGATGTTTATGGAATGAGCTTAGAAGACCTCATTAATAATGACTACAGCCACTATCTCGGAACCTTTACTGTCAAAGAGTTTGAAACAATAGGGTCGTTAGAAGTCCCTTACTACGAATACTACATAGGTTCTCCATTAAGTGTTCGTGATAAGCTTAAAAGTTCAGAATAACTAAGACTATCTAAGTAGTCATCAACGTCTTTTTTAGACCTAAGAACCTTTCGTGGTGTACGGATGCTATTACCAACATCAACATGGTTATAATAGGACTTCTTTAACTTATGCTTAGTGTTCGCCACTTCCTTTAGCTTTTCAGCGTATGCTTTAAGCAATGGTTCTCCGGCTTTCTTTTCTGGTTCATCAGCTATCAGTTCTTGTCTAATAGCCATAGTTGCTGGTATCAAACTAGAACCACCTACAATACCAAGAGCCACAGGAACATTTTCCAAGTCCTTGACATCCTTTCCAAGATGTTGAGCCACACTAAGGGCGGCGGAACTTCCAAGTGCCCCCGCTGTTCCGACTAAGCCCATCGGCAAAGCTACCCTTTTCAGTGTCTTGGCTTTCTTTTCAGCGTCAGACTTTATCTGATACACTTTTTCATCAGTAAAGTAATCTTTAGCCATTTCAGGGTCTATTTCAAGTTTTTTAAGGTCGTCTTTCGTGAGATTGTTGTTTTTCAAAAACTTGGTAAGTCTTACGCTTTCTTTTGATGGAACAGGTATTGGTGTTCCAGCTAATTCTTCCTTATTTTCTGCCATTATTCCTTTCCCCCTTTGTTGTCAAGCCTTTCCCAGTGTCCGTCATCATAAATAGCCCAGGTTCCGTTGTGGTCTGCGGTGTAAACCGGTGATTCTGACACAACGCTGTAGTCTTCTTCATTTACCTGAACGAACTG